CGTCGAAGAAATGCCGGCTGGGGTCGTTGAAGGCCGCTTTATCCGCTGCGCCCATCGAGGCAGACCGTTGAATGAACGTCCCGCCCGAGGCGCCGCCGCCTTGACTGATGAACGTGATCGACGCGGTGTTTTTCGCGACCGACGTGACCTGCATGTCGTTCAACATGCGGCCCGAGACCGTCAGGTCGACGCGGCCGTGGCCGAAATACTTCTTCTTCTCGGCGGCATAGCCGGCGGAATAGGCCGCGAAGGGTGCGCCTTCGACGTCCACGCCGGCTTCTGTTCGCGTGCGGATGCGCCGCACGAGCAGATCGCCCACGTCGCGCATGTCCTGCTCGGTCAACTCGACGCCGAGGGCTTTGAAGTCGCGCGAGGTCGTGATGCGGACTGCCATCAGGCCGCAACCTCGTCGAGTTGGCTATCGTCAACGCGCAGTTGCACGGCCGGATCGCGCTGGTCGGTATCCATCAACGCGAGCAACGCCGTGTCGAGCTTCGAGACGCGCTGAAAGCGATGTCGGCAGTTGTACCCGCCGCCCGTCAGCATCACGTTTGGCAGTTGGCCGTTGTCCATCGCGTCAATCGACTGCCGGCTGTAGACCTTCCCGACGTGCGCGAGACAGAACGGGCGCACCTTCGTGTCAACAGGCCCGACATAGAAAAAGGCTTCCTGCGGCTCGCCAGTCGTCCCGAGCTGCGAGACTTGCCGGCTGAACGTGCTGACGGCGGTGTCGTAGACCGTGCGGGCTCGCCGCGAGGAGATGTCCAGCAGATCCGAGATGTCATCCACGAGATCGAGCACGGGGCGGGTGCCGAGTACGCCGTCGACCGTGACGCGCCACAACTGAATGGCGATGTCTTCCCCGACCTGCAGCAGATCCGCCAGCCTGAGTTGCTTCAAGGCCGCGAGCGCTTCCACGTCGAAGGCGCCGAGCTGTGCGGCCGTGCCGGTGCGCGTGCCCGCCTTCAACATCTGCAGCGCCAGCGTGTCGAGCGGTTCGTCCGCGAACTTGAACGCGAAGTCCTGATAGCCGGCGTCCTGCAGCGCTTGCCTGAGATCGGCCCTGAGCCGTAACGCTAACGCTAGGTTTTGCGACTTCGCGACGAGGCGCCCGTTCGGGTTGCGCTGAAGCTGCCGCACGAGGACGCGGATCTTCGCCGTCAGCAGCTCGAGCACGATTTCGAGTTCGCGCGCGAACGACTCCGTCATGCTGTCAATCAGCGCGGCGTCCCGGTTGGCTGACTGCTGGAGCGCGGCAGCCGTCGTCATCCGCCGCCCTCAGACGTCGTGTTCAGGAGTTGCCGCAGCCGCGACTGCGCGCCACTCTTGAGCTGCGCGGCCATGTTCGTCGCGGTATCCGCCATGTCGTCGGGTTGCTTGTCGATCTCGGCGTCGACGAGCTTCACGTCCTCGAGCGGGATCTCAGGGTCGATGCGGCGGACAGCCTTCTTCTTGATCCGCTTCGTCATCGTCGGCCCGAGGTTCAAGGCGATGCCCTGCGCCCAGGCGTCGAGATCGAGTCGGAGATCGGCGAGGAAGAACTCGTCGGGGTATTCAACCTGCACGTTCGCCGCCTCGAATGCGGCCTGCGCCTGCTCCGGTGTCGCGGACGTCCAGGCGAAGTAGAACCGCGCGAGCTGCATCTCGACGCGCTGGAGCTCGGCGGCGAGCCCTTGCAGCATTTCGTTGAGTTCTTTGAACTGCAGGCGGATGGCTTCGGCGGATTCCGCGTCCAGGGAGTCGCGTTCGTAGCGCATGTGCGCGACGCGGTAGATCTCGCGGATGATCTGGACGATGTTCTCGCGGATGCCAGCAGGGATCGCCATGTCTGGCGATTCGTACTTGATCTTCCCCTGCACGACGGCCGCGCGCATCGTGCCGAACTCGCTGCCAAGTTGCTTCTTCGCCTGCTCGACGTCGCCGCCTTCGCCCACTTCGCAGGTCAGGAGCGAGAAGGCTTGATCGCGGAGGACTTGGTCCTCCTCGGACATGCGGTTGAAGAGCGCCTGGATGATCTTCCCGTGGCTGAAGAGCGAGCGTCCGACGAAGGACCGCAGGACGGAACGCTTCGGCCGGAGCACGTCGAACGGCACGAGCCCGAGGTTCGGGGTATCAGCTCCGAGCATCTCGCCCTTGTGCGAGAAGCGCGCCCAGCCTTCACGATCCCAGAGGAGCACGCGCGTCGCGTCGTCGCCTTCCGGCTGGTCTTCCTCTATGCCGACCGGATCGACCGCTTCGAGCAGCTTGATCCCGGTGATAGCGTCGCGTTCGGTGCGCCAGTCGGGGATGGCGGTCGAGACGTACCGCGTTAGAAAGGGGCGGGCCTTATCGTCCGCCTTCGCCGGCCCCGTGGGGAGATCCGGCGTCTTGTCCATCAGGATCCCCGTGTGCCCGGAGGCGAGGGCGATGCTGACGGAATGCTGGAGAAAGTCTGAGATCCCCGTGCCTTTGCCGTCGACGTCTTCCCACCAGGCCGCGAGGTCTTCGTTGTCGGTTTGGCGGGAGGGTTCCTGCGTGAAGACTTGGCGGACGTAGAGGTCGATGATGGTCTCGACGTAGTTGTGATACCGCGCCATCTTCTGACGCTTCGTGTAGTCGTCAGGGCGCTCGGCTGGATACGGCCACAGATAGGAGCCGTCCTGAAAGCCGCCCGTGCCCTCGAAGGCGTCGAGGAGTAGTTGCCAGTGATCCAGGTTGCGGTCGTATTCGGGATGTGCGGAGGCGAGGGAGACGACGCGGTCGTCATCCGACTGCGCGAGCATCCGCGCGGCAAACGCCGGGAGGCGTGCAGACTGTTCGGCCAAAAGTGTTGTCGGGGAACTGGTCGGCGCGGGTTCTCCGCACCTGTGCGCTATTCTGTGGGGGATTGCGAGCGGGTGATTTGTTCGTCTACAGGAAACTCGGAGAGGTCAAGCGCGCCTCGCCGGGCGTCCGCGACGAGCCTTTGCGCTGCGAGTTTCAGAAGGGCGTTGATGAAGATGCCGTGGCGCGTCGACAGCGCGCAGAACTCGTCGTCGGTGCGCGGGTCGAGCCGCACATGCCGCGGCTTCGGCTGCATGGCCTTTTCTTCGTCGCTCAGTGGGGGCCGACCGACCTTGCGGCGCTCCACGGCAACGGGGATCTGACGGACGCGGCGCTCGATCATCAGGACTCCTTCGTCCAGAACTCCATCCAATCGGCCGGCGCGCGGTGCATCGTCTGCGGGCCCGTCGGCGCTTTCGCGACTACCGGCGGAGGCTGGTCAATATCCGAACGCACAAACGCATTCGGGCCGATGCGGGTGTAGCCGACCATCCCTTCGTGTGACTGACGCTCGACTTCGCGCTCCGCGTCCATCCGACGCACGGCTTCATCGAATTGTCTGATCACGCCCTCGACGTCCGGCTCGTCATCCTTCAGCATCCGGCACAAGTCCGTCATGCCCTCACGCAGCTTCGTCGTCGTCAGGACGATCTCCAGTAGTTCAAACGCGATGATCGCCAGCAGCATGTCGGTCTTGTGGTAGTAGGCGCCAGCGAAGATCGCCGAGATCGTGATAAGAGACCTCATCGCCATTTCCCCCTCTGCCAGCTCGGATCGACTGCAATCGTCGCGACAGCTACCTGCGGCTTCTGCACTGGAAACTCCACCGCCACGAGATACCGCAACGCTTCCGAGGCGTGCGTGTGCGTCTCCCCGGCCTTCTTTTCGATGTCATCCGTACCGGACTTCTTCGACGTGCGTTGCAGCGACCGGACAAGCTCGCGCGTCGGGAACATTCGCGAGGGCTCCTGCTTCCGAATCCACAGCCGCGTCCGCCCGTGGGCGTCCTTCAGTAACCTATTGACCGCGTTGATGCTTTCCGTTACCGACGGGTTCGCGACGGGCACCTTTTCCTCGATGGACTTCGCCCAGCCGACCAGCGTCTCCCGAATGATCTGATAGTTGCTCTTTAGGCTCTTGACATGCCGCGCCTTGCCCGTAGCGTCACCGTAGACGATGACCGCCTGCCAGCCCTGCGGATAGCGCTCCTTGAGCTTCTGACAGCACGATTCCACCGTGGCGCCGCC